ATTGCTTCAGCTGCTTGTACCTGAGGATCAGGTTGACCTTGTTGTGCTTGCTGCGCCATTTGCTGCGACTGCTCAGTGGTAATGTCCATAAGAAACTGTGAGTCATCTTTAAACCCAGCCATGTGAATAAACTTAGCTAAAGTGTCTCGGTATTGTTTAAGGTTTACTAATGGATTACCAAGCCCATACTGTTGAATGACTTGCTCTTGTTTAGCAAGGATCATTTGCATAGTAGCTAACTGCTATTGTTTACTACCTGTACCAAGACCTACATTAACTGTAATGTTATACTGATCGTCCCACTCTCTTGGATCAAACGGTATGTATTTGTTATTAACCCTAAGAATTCTTTCTTTCTGTTGGTACTTACACACTAACTGTAAGATACCTTTAAATAACGATGAAATACCTGTATCAGCAAATATACGTGAGATAAGTTCTAATTTACCACCAGACGCATTCGACATAGCAGCAACTGCAGTAGCAGTTACGTTCTGTAGTATATCTGGGTTAAGACCTTGTTGAGTATCAGACACTCCAGTACGCTTTGCTTGAACACTGTCTAAGTATTCCAACATAGGGAATGACTGGTTAGCGTTAGATGTTACTTGCATAGGTACTAAAGCATTTGGATTCTTAATCCTAACAACTCCGCCTGCTGTAGATGTCAATAGATCATCTAAGTTAACTTGACCTTCTACCGCACCAACTCTATAGTTATTAGTCAGGTAAAGATTGTCTAACATCTGCCTTGTTACTGTTGACTTTATTAACTGTAAGTCCATTGTTCTATCAGCTAATGACTGACCAAAGAACTTATGTGGTATTGGTATTGGGCATAGTGAGTGAAATGGTATACGGTCACATGATTCATTAGATAGTATCTCGTTAGAAGCGTAACATATTCTTCTTAACTCAGCAATACCGTCGTTATTTTGATCTGTTGTGATGTAGCACTCAAAGTACTCAACTAACTGCATTGACGGGTCAATACTGTTCTGGTCTGTTGGTAATTCACCTCTTGAGTACCTTGCTAATCTTTCAGGGCTAAACTCTAAAGCATCTCCTGTTGCTAATGACATAACGATGTCTTCGTCGTAACCCATGGCGATTAACTCTGATCTTGTTACCATACGTCTTTGAGCTACAAAGTTAGCACCTTCGATTGTTCTAGCTCTCTTAGATATTAAGAACTCTTCTGGTGGTACGTTTTCAACAACAACTCTACCTACATTGGTAGACTTTCTAATAGTTACGTTATGTGTAATAACTGACTCTTCAGGACCTTCCATTTCTTGACCAGTCATTGGGTCTACAATAGCAGGACCTGGAAAAATAACCTCTTCTGTTTCTTGCTCTACAATATCAACCTCATCATCTTGCAGCAACATTGTTAATTCGTCGTTACTTAAACCGTAGTACTCTTGCTCATTAACATCTACGTCATCATTCCAATATGACTTAACAATGCCTACCTTTTGAAGTAATGCATCTTTCATCCAATCGTGGAGTATCTCAAAACCGTTATTGTCTTTGTAAAATATATGGTTAACGTAGTTTGTAGCTTGCTCAGCTAGCTCTTCATCTCCGTTGTTAACTGGCTCAAACACAACAGCCTCATTTCCTGAGGTAAAAACTCGCATTATTTGCGGAAGAGCGCCGTCGATAGCTTCTGCAACCTCGCCAGTAACTATCTGTGATTTTCCAGGTACCTCGTTGCCATATGGCTGACGCAAATAGTACTCTAGAGCCTTCTGTCTGTCGTCAGTTGTCTCTGTCTCTAAAAACCCAATAGAATCATCTATCTCAGACTCTAGAATAGCTTTTAATCTACCGGTATCCATACCAGTATTATCATCTATATCTTTTGAGCTTTCTATTTCGTCTTTTTCGTTATATTCCATATTATTCCTATGATCGGTAAGTCTTCTACCATTTAACTTTGTTAGCCCAGTATGCGGCTGACATTTTTCCCTTTGCTATGTTCTTTGCGTGTCTTGATTTAAATGAATCACTTCTTGTTGTTTTGTCTTTGTCACCTGATACACCTTGCTGACCAAACCTAATGAGCTTTTCTTTACTGCCTTCCTTTGCTAGTACAGCGTGTGACTTTGTCTTGTGTCCAGGTGTACGTTTAGGTTTATTGTATCCGCTGAAAGTTTCTGATCCTTTTTTAATGGCCATTACTTTTTCCTTTTCTTTGCTGTCTTAGCTGATTCTTTAAAAGCCTTAGTTGTTGGTGCGCCTTTGGATCCTACCTTTCTCATCTTCTCACCAGATCCAGCTGCGATCCTTTTCTTTTTAGCTGCAATATTTGAATATAATCCACGTTTTGGCATTATGTATTACTCCTTATTGTTTCGAACCATACCCTTAACTCTTCTAGCTTATTCTTCAAAGTATTCTCCATGCTGTATCCTTACCGGTCCAATGTTAATTAAAAAATAACTTGCTACTATTTCTGTGCCATCGTCTAACAATAAGTCATCTTCATAAGCTTCAAATCCTAGTCCAAATCCCCAATAAAAATAGATACTCCACATGATTGAGTCCTTTTATAGCAAATTGTTTGCGTTTTTAAGTTGTTGATTTTAAAGGGGTTTTTTTATGGTAAAACATGCTTAAACGCGTTCTAAGACTCTCTAGCGTTTTTGGCCATGTTAGCCTATTACGTGTACTGTTCTTTGTAAGAACTGGCTAAAGGTTGACTCCAGTCAGACTTAATTGCAAGCGTGTCCATACCCACAGCTAAATACCTAAAAGCATCTGCTGCGTGTGATGACCAGTCGTGTAATGGTTTTTCTAAATATACGTTTAGCTTATCGTTAAACTGTCTTCTATAGTTTCTTAAGCATTCTAGTCCGTACTTAGTAGTATCTTCATTAAAGAAAGTATTTGGCAGCATTCTTCTCACTGCCTGTATACCGTCTTCTACAGGTAGTTTTGGTGCAATTGTTATTTCAAGCCCTGCTGATTCTAACAATTCTTGCCTAGATTTACCCGTCCCTAACTCTCTTACCACAACGTCATGCGGCAATATATGTTCGTAACCTTCGTAACCGTTATCTTTTATCCAACCAACGTAATCATCAAGTGATTTGCCGTGGTCTTCGTAGTAATCTAAAACCCTCACTTCACCACCTATTGTTTGTACTACCCATATTGAAGTAGAATCAGACATACCAAGATCCCATGCTGTGTAACATTTGCATAGTTCATCGTGTGGTATGCTTCGTATGTGGTTTTCTTTATCTATGTTAGCAATAATCTCACCGTAATAAGAACCAACTATAGGTGAGTCAAATGAACATTCAAATTCTTGCTCGTACTTACTATCTCCCATTTCTTGCTTAGCCGCAAGTAATTCATTAGCATCTAGTAAGTTTGTTTGTGATGCTTTAAATTCAAGTAACTTCCACTCCTTCTGCTTGCCGGAGTCAGCACGATCTCTAAGCTCTTTAAAATGGTTGGCTCCTTTAGGCGTTCCAATAAATAAAGCGTAGCCAATACGATCGGCCAAAGCGGGTCGTACAACTTCCGTAAAAAGAGTAGGAGATACGTCCCCAATTTCGTCGATGACAATTCCGTCCAGGTATATACCTCGAAGTGAGTCAGGATTATCAGCGCCATAGAGATTAATACGCCTACCCATGAAATCAACACGAAGCTCCGCAACATTAGCAACCCCTCCTAAAGGTCTTGTGTACTCTAACAAATATTCCCACGCTATACGTTTAGCCTGAGAGTAAGTTGGAGCAACATAAGCAAATCTTGGATTTTTTTTATCACATTTAAGTGCAGAATGTATTAGTTGATTAATAGCTGATACGGTTTTTCCCATCCTACGATGTGCTACAACAACGTTAAAACGGTTATTTTTTACTGATTGGTGTATTAGTTTTTGTGGCTCTCTTGGTCTGTACCCTGTGTCTAGTACATTTTCTAGTTCATCACTCATCTATGCCTGTAACGATTTTAATGGTAATCGGATTGTCTGAATCACCTGACACGATATTTTCTTGCATTGATTTACCATCTAATCTATCCCCTAGTTCTTTAATAGCACTAATGTCACCTTCTGCAGCCTTCTCGTACAGTGACTCTGCTACTTTGTGTAATTTTGCGTAATCATCTTGCACCGCTAACTTACGTACAATTTTTCCCCATATTCTTTTATCTCTAGTAGAGTTCTTGTTACCAAGAGGTGCTCCAACTTTTTTATTTTCTTCCATGATGTATCCTATTAAGTGGGTGAGAGGAGCGAACTCCTCTAAATCGCTACGGTAGGAGAAACCAAAGCGTCACCCGGATGAAATTACTTATTCATTACGTACATTGTAACTTCAAAGCCAAATCTCATTTCTGTTGCTTGAGGTTTTGTCCACATAGTAGTATTCCTTATAATATGTTACTGAAATACAAATGTCGTAAGGGAAGTTTCCTAGGCCTTACTTGATTGCGCTTGTACTAGCCAATTCATATACACTAATGCTTTCTCGTAGTCTGAATCAGCTGAGTCTTTATGATCTGCTCTGCTTAAGTATTTGATAACGTTACCTTTTAAGTAACCTACAAGCTCTTGTTTTGATAGTTTAGACTCGATAAAGTCTATTGTTTCGATGCCACCAACCTCGTAATGAGATACTTTTGGTCGCTTAAATTCTTTGTCCATTTTAATCTCTCCTATATACCTATATGTATTGATATAAGCCCTTGATTTAAAAGGGCTTTTATCATAGTGTAAGTTATTGTATCTCACAACTATTACCTGTGCAGGCAAGCGTTTGAGCACTCGTTGTGTTATCATCTTCTTCTAAAAACTCTGTAAAATCAATGTGTTGCGGAGTTTTAGACTTTAACTCTTCGTAAGTTGCTTCGCTGCAGTCTTGGTACGGAGCTTGAACGTAAGAATGGTCAGAGTGAGGTAAGAAACTAATA